CGATCAGAAATCGCCTCATTGTTGTTTGCACTAGAATTAAACCTCGCCAAAGCCTTCCCAAGCTTAGGTACTAACACGAAACCAAAACTGGTTTGTATAAACTGCTTGGAAAGAAACGTGCACTCGACCAAGAACTCCTTAACAAAGACCTTAGCCAACATACACGCTTCTTTAGTATTGAAAACGTATGCTCTACGCATAGAGCCAACCCGAGTAAACGGGTTGTCAACTCTAAACAACATATCGTCTCCAAGAACCAAACACTTGCCTCGAAGATTAAACTTGACGGCGAAAGCTTCTACAATTGACGCGTTCCACATAGTGTTGCGGAATGTAGTGGATTGTGCGCCCGTGGGTAACTGGTTTGTTATCTTGGCCCTCAAACCAAAACCCTTGCTGGTAACAGCAAAAGAATTGGCATGAAGCATTAAACTAGTTAACCACAAAGGCGCACCAAACCTACGAAGCCAATCGATCTCTAGAAGGTGTACATCGCGGACTTGAGTTTGATCATTGCAACTGAAATCAGATTCAATGTACTGACTCTCAGAACAAGAGCCAGCCTGAATGAAACTGCACAAATCATCCGTTTGCTTCCTGTACGCACCAGAAAAAACAACCGAACTAGGATCAGTAGCAATGTCCATGCTGCCAAACATGCGTTTTGTACACGCTTGCATGACAGGTCCGAGAATAACATTATGAATATCGCTGGATTGGTAAATTATACGAGGAGCCCAATTTGAATCATGACGCTTAAGAAGCGCTTCGACCTTAACAAATATCTGCTTATCAGTGAACTGCTTCACCGTGCACTCTGCGACGAGTGGATAAACTGCTTCGTGTCGACGACGCTTCTCAGGCTTAAACTGACTATTCCATGATTCAAACATAGACCGAGACCAAACCAACGGATCATGTGCTGCAGGCGCTAACCTGTCCAACAAATGTAAAGACGCCTTGACAATACGACGATCAGCCCGGCGGTCGGTATAAAAATTGCACCGCTTGTCAAAAGCAGCCATAAGGTTCCTCTGACAAGAAGACGGAACCACCGGGTAATGCTCGCGTATTAAAGGACCAAGGACATCCATACGAGTTGAAAACTTGTCCTCCTTCTGGGGACGTTTAGGATCAAAAGCCATAGCTGGCACATCGAACCTAACAATTGGCCTACCGGAACGGGCGGCAACACGCTTTATGTAATAGCGTTTCGTGGGATTAGTAGGCGCCCTCTCAGTACGCAACTGAGAGGACGCCATGTGATGTAAATGTAAATGTGGATGTGAATGT